GTGTTCGTACCTGGGAAGAAAAAGGGACCCAAGTATCACATTGATGATGACGGTGTCCGGTATCATCCGCTGTGGGATTCCGGAGTTAACGAACCGTTTAACGAAGATGCTCAACCTTGTGGCTATTGCAAAAAAGAGGACAATTATACTGAATGGGGCAAACGCCCATCGGAGGAAGAATTCCTTGATCAGTGTCCTGCGGGACAAGGATCCAGGTGCGAACTCCTTCGTTGTAAAGAAAAAATCGATAATGGTGACCACTATCAGACTTTGCAGGAGGATCCGGAAACCTTCGCTGCATTTGCACGTCACGGTGCTTTCCTTGCAGCGTATCAGTCCTACAAGCGTCGTCGACTTCAATATTCCAAACCGAAGGTTGAGGTTCTCTACGGTCCGACTTCTACCAATAAAACCCGCAGGGCTTTTGCATCTTTTCCTGATCTTGACAACATTTATGTCCATGGACCTATGAAAAAAGGCTGGTTCGATACTTATGCGGGCCAGCCCCATGTCATACTCGATGAATTTACAGGTGGAGACATCACCTTCGGAATGCTGAACATGCTCCTCGACGGGTATCCACAAACGCAAGTTCCCATCAAGGGTTCTCACGTTTACTGGTCTCCTTCTTTCATCATAATTACTTCTCCGGTTCATCCGAGAATGTGGTATGTCAACGAACCAAATCATTCCATCGAAGAACTTCTCAGAAGATTCACTTCCATCACGGAGTGCAAAAAAAAACGGTCAGACACGCTAGAATAAGAGTCTGAGTCTTTCTAAAATTTACAGTTGTAAAAAAAATCAAAATGGTGTATGGACGCAAGAACTCTGGCATGCGTCGCGGCGTGCGTGGTAGCACTCGCCGCACTTATCGCAAGAAAGTTCCCGTTCCGAAGGCTAAGAAATCTCCGCGTACCTTCGCCCGTACCACAGCTCGTGGCGTAAACAGCAATTTTAGGATGCTGAAGCAAATCCAGATGAAAATGTTGGGCCACGTTCAAAAAAATTATCATGAATGGCCCGTCCGTCTTTCTCCCACTGCGACATCTCCGATTTGCTTCGATGCGACAGACTTCAGCCGCAATCTCGGCCAGGCTGGTGCTGGATGCGCTGTCTTCAATCTTAATCAACTCGGACAAGTTGCTGTTGCGACTAACTTCCGTACTCAACCTCTCTGCTCTTCGGGCAATCCGTTTTGGGAGGGAACGACTGCGGACATCCCAGACACCGGGCGTTTCACGCCGATCTACGCAAAGTATCACTTCAAAATCGAGGGAACTGCCGCCACCGGCCTGGATAACGTGCGCGTTCACATACAGATGTTCTCGATGAAAGCGAAAGCTCTTACACAGACGCTGAACACGGGCAATGCGGCAGTTGTCATGCCGCAGGCCATGAAGCATCTCACTAACATGGCGGATCCGACGAAGAACCGCCTCTCCAACGACTTTTTCAAAAAGTACAAATCCACCTGGGTCTTTCTCAATTCGCAACTCGGTGGAACATCCGGTGTGAAAGGCACAACCGGGAATATTTTCTACCGATCCATGACAATTCGCCCAAAGAAGACTCGGACTCAGAAGTTCACGAGTCCGATCGTCGCTGGTTCCACCATTCCCGAGCCGCTCGAGGGACACTGGGGTGCGAACCATTATTTTGCTGCCCATGAGCTATGGGCTCAGTGAAATCTCCGTTTCAGGTTATCTGCAAGTTCCGGTCGACCAACCGCTCTGGTATGTTTTGCATTCCACGAGCTCGGGAGAGCTCAGCAAAATCTTCCCTTCCTTCGCAGGATCATGATCTCCACCGACGATTTGACCACCGTTGGGGACGCAGTTCATGTGTCCTGCTCCAGGGTCGTCGTTTGGCGCGACCCCATCGGCGGCTCTGCAGTCGCCAACTAAAATTCGTCGGCGCTAATGCAATAAAGGAAAGTGACTAGGTATATATTACTAGTCACTTTATATCCGACATTTGTCGGAAATAAAATGCCAGTCTCTCGCCACCAGGCGTTTTGTGCGACGCGCAACAACTACTCGGAAGAAGACTGGCTGCACGATACCAACACCGTCGGTATGTTCAACCAATACATCATCATCGGCAAGGAAGTCGGAGCCCAGGGGACTCCGCATCTGCAAGAATTCATGTGGACAAACATTCCACAGACTCTACAGAACATGAAAAAACTCATGCCTGGCTGTGCTGTGTTCGTACCTGGGAAGAAAAAGGGACCCAAGTATCACATTGATGATGACGGTGTCCGGTATCATCCGCTGTGGGATTCCGGAGTTAACG